CCCTAATCCGCATGCCTCTGGCCTTGAAGCCAGCAGGCAAGTTTGCCAAAGTCCCCGCATCGATCAACTGCCGTAAGATAGATGTTGAGGCTTTAGACAAACCGCCAATCATATGACTTAGTCCTAAGCCATAAAATCCTAATCCGGGCAAAAACTTATATTGCACAAAATAATTAATTTTGTTTTTGTAAGGATCTGCTTCGTTGTAATTTCTTCTAATAGACAAGACTGTCTGGGACGACTCGTCTATTGTTACGATATAAGGCAGCTTCAGTCCAGTTGGTTCTCCGTCTTCTCCAACGTCCTCGAAGCCTTTAAGGTCAAGAATGGTGTGAACCTCGTAGACCGTATGGTCCCTTTCTTCCGCATAAGAAGGACCAAGCCCTTCTATTTCATCTATTTCTTTTTGGATATCCGAATCGTCTGTTGCATACGAACTTTCTTTAATCTCTACATTCGCGTAAAAACCAGACAACTGCTGCTTTTTAATTTCGTTGCGCGACATGTTAATTGAATGAGTAACTCTTTCTGCGCTAGAAAGATCTGAGGCTTCGTAAGGCACGATCAGGTCTTCTGGCGATATAAACTTTGCGACAGCTTTGTTTAAGACAGTATCGAAATAAATCTTTTTGAACGCACTCCCTGCAAGCGGCAGATAAAACAAGAGCATGTCTAATTCTGGATCGTAATCTTGCATTACATTCATGATGTAAAAGTTCATGAACTCTTGAACTCGATCAGCTTGAGCCTCTGTCTCAGCGGTTCTAGCGCCTATTAGTTGAGTTTTTACTGGCCCCTTTGCAGGAAGCATTTCCTTGTAAGCTTGGGCTTGAAACTGTGTAACAGCCTCTGCCAGTATGGGATGGATTACACCACTAGAGCCTTCAAACGGTTGGGATCTGGACTCATCAAACTTCATGCCCAAATACTTTAAACCATCGACATAGGTCTTTTCCCACTCGCCTCTTGAGTCCTTGTCTGAGCGTATGCTAGACAGAATGTCACTAGACAAGCTTTGTAACTCGTTATCATCTATTAAATCGACAAGATTAGCGTCGAAAGCTTGCGGCTCGCCAGCAGGCTCCTGTTCAGGCTCCTCGTCTGGGATTAAGATTTCTTCTTCATTTACGAGTATTTCTGCGGCCTCGCGTATCTGGTCTTCCCTACTTGGCTCTGGAAAAACCTCAATTGCGTTACCAGTCACAGCAATATCTGGATCGTCTTGTGTACCTAATTCACGTTTTTCAATAGCCATAGCTTCTCAGTTTACCATCAGTTAATAATAGACTACACGCTTGCGAGGCAATAAGTCTGCCTCCATTGCATAGTCTTCGTTGAGCGCAACAAAGCCGCCCTGCCTGAAACGCATTAACGCCATCGTAGCCGAGTCACAGTAGTCGTCATGGTCACCGTATGGGAAAGAAGCCATTTCCTCAATTACTTCATCAGCGAAATTGTCTTCAGTTGCCCAAACCATGCCAGACTCGAAAATTGGCGCCACAGAATTCATTCTGGCAATCTTATCTTGTCCGCGACTTGGTGTATACGCCGTAACAGGAATGCCCATACGCCTAAGCTCTTGAGTCAATGGCGTTCCAGAGGCCTTCGCTTCAATCAAAACACAGTCTGGCTCCCAATATTTATATTCATCCCAAGCTAGTTTTTTAAGCTCTGGGAAATCGACCCGAACACGTTTTGCGTCTAACAAAATAATTTGATCCGGCTCTCCATCTTGCGGACTAAATATTGCCCAAGTAGTTATAGCGGAATAGTCAGCGGTTTCTTTTTTGCTGAACGCCGTGTCATAACTTTGAATAACATAAGAATAGGCAGGCACATCGCCTTCCCACAGGTTCCACCACTCTCGCTTTACAATAGAGCCTTCTTCTGCGGTTGGATTTTGTAACCATTGGGAGTTCCATTTGGAAACTGGCAAGGACGCTTTTACTGAAAGCAATTCATCTTTGTTCCAGAACTCAGGCCACAACGGTGTGTTGCTTTCAGGCATAATTGCAGGGAACTCAACAACCTCCCACTTGTCAGCGTTTTCATCACCTTGCTTTTTCAGAACCTTGCCAACCAAATCCTTGGTAGACCATCTGGTCATGACAATGATGATAATCCCTCCGGGCTGCAAACGCTGTCTAGGTCCAGACGTATACCACTCATACGCTGACTCCATTGCGGTAGGAGACATAGCGTCTTGTTCTGAGTGCGGATCGTCAATAATCAACAAGTCTGCGCCTCGACCTGTAATGGCGCCACCGACACCAGCTGCGAAGAATTCACCCTCTTGATTGCTAGTCCAACGGCCAGCCGATTTGTTATCTGCCTCTAATCGCGTGTCTGGAAAGATGTGTCGATAATCTTGGCTGTCGATTATGTTACGCACTTTACGACCAAACCTTACAGCAAGTTCTGCTGTGTGTGTGGTCTGTATAATCTTTAGGTTCCCACGCAACCCCATCATCCAACTAGGGAAGTAAGTACTAGCAAATTCTGACTTTGAATGTCTTGGAGGCAGGCAAACTATTAACCGCTTGAGCTTGCCTTGCGCGATACGGTTAAACTTTTCACCGATGATCTTGTGATGTCGTCCCTCAATGAAGTCTGGCCACAAATGTTTGACGTAGCTAATAAAGTCCTGCTGGCAAGACTCTTGTTTTTTTAACTGTTCGTATCGATCAAGCAAAGCAACAGCTTCAGCCTGATCTTGTTGAGATAGAATATCAAAGTCTTTAAGACTGATTTCCGACAACTAAACGCCCTCCCAAGCCTCTCCTTTGAATAACCTCGACTCGGCTTCTCGTCTGCGTATTAGCCCATCAAGCACTTCTCCGCCAGCACGATTCCAGCGCTTCATCTGACGAGGCACTTCTTCAAAGTTTCCAGCATTTAACTCTTTGAGCATAGTTGACTCTTTCAGGTTTGCTGGTCCTAAGTTGTAGGTCCAAGCAACCAGAGCATCAAACTCGTTTTGTTGCAGTTCCGATTCGACGTAGTTTTTAACGTAGTCTTCAAATTCTTCTAGGTCTTCTGCCAGCATGGTTTCTGCTTCTTCTTGCGTGCAGGTATCGCCATCCGACACACCAGCCGTGTGGCCATAACCGATTGTTGGGACATCTGCTGAGCATCTGTACGCAGTCAATTCACAGCCTTCAAATGACTTGATGAGAGATATGCCTTCCTGACTCGTTTTTAATTCATTGTTCATCTTTTACATCCTGTTCTTCTTTATCCGCTTCTCGGTAATATTTTATAATGCTAAGAACCTGCCTCAAATACCTTTTTACATCAGCCATGTTGGTTGAAAGATTTTCGTAGCCTTTTGTCGTCAAAGCATACCAGACGTTGGTGGGTGCGTTGCCCTCGTTCAAGTCATCCAAATACTCTTGCATTAACTCAGCATTTAACACAGTCCACTCAACAGGAACAGAGTCAATATTGTTGGGCAGCGGAGGGTGATACATTGGGGCTTTCTTGACCACTGTAACAACTTCGACAGGCTGGACCTCTGGTATGTCTCTGCCAGAACCCAGCATCGAACAACCGCTAACCAGCAGTAGGGCTACTAATAGTAATAACTTCATCAAACTGATTGGGATTGGTAATTTCTTCAAGATCTTTCAAGACTTCTTTTGTGCCAGTATTGATTATCTTTTCTATCAATTTTGGCTTCCTGACTGACAGAACATCCAACGAGTGCCGAGACCACTTTTTTCTGATATCAATGACCTCGTTCTGAGCTTCCATATTTTCTCGTTGTAGCCGCTCTACTTGAGCAATCATAAGATTATGGTTTTCAATAGTTTGTTTCAGGTTGTTGTTTTGTTCTTCGATAGTGCCTTCAAGAGTTTTTTGGTTCTGAATGGATTGTTCTAACCTTATTTGAAACGCATCCAGTTCAGCTTGTGACTTGTCATAGTACATTTTGAAAGACCCTGCTAGAAGCACAAGGGCGACACCTAACCCAATACTCAATTTAAATCCCATCACTTAAAAATCAGTATGATCCCTCCAATTAAAATAAATGCACATAATAAGCCAATTGCCGTAACGCCCATTATGACCCAAATTTGTTGGATCATTTTTTTTCTGGCAGCAGCTCTCGCCTTGATCGCCTCCATCTGCCGTTTGTGGTTAGCCTTTTGTCTTGCTTTAGCTTCATCCCATCGTTGCAACAAAGCTGGATCATGTATTACAAGCATATCATGCAATGATTTTTCCCACTGATCGCGTCTATGTTTAATGCTTTCGAGTTTTAAAAGTTCTTGAGATGACAGGTTATTGATAATCGAGTCTTTCTTTTCACGCTCAAAAGAATCGAGCGCGTCACTAAACCCTTGCATCAATTCCACAGCTTTTGCAGCTCCATCTCCAACTTCATTCAACTTGTTAATGGCGGTGCTTATGGTTGACAAGATTGCACCTGCTGCTGCGACTGATTCTATGATCATGGTAAACCTCTACGGTTTACGCGACATATAGGCCGTAGCGCCGAAATACAAGCCTATAATAGACGCCTGACTAAGGAACAACATATCACTCAGTGAGGACAAGGTTGATAAACGAGCTTCTGGTACAAACGGAAATAAAGGCAATAATGAATACAACACCATAGAAGACATAGCTACCCAAGCAATACGTCTTTGTGAATCTTGTTTTTCTTCTCTTAAATCTAATTCTAACATTTGTGTAGCACGTTCAAGCTCTTCATCACTAACAGTGCCGTCTTGATCTATGTCGTACTTAGCCCAAACAGAATTTTCTTGTAACTTTTTAGGCATTTTCTTTTAACCGTTGTTGACGATAAAACTCAATGTACTCTTCCCATCGAGCAAATCTTTTTTCTTCGTAAATATAAAACAATCCGTGATATATGCTCATTACTAATCCCAAAACTTTTGGTTGGCCCCAGCCATTACTGGCTTGCAATAAGCCGTTATGTTGTGTTGTTTGATGCCCCCTCTACAACGGACATCTCTGCAATTATGTTCTATCCAGTACGCAAATTGCTGGCAACGATGGATGTCTCGAAACAACATTTGATCTGAGCCTTGCGCCACATTGCCTTCGATAACTGTAACTAACATAAAGGCTAGTATTGTTCCCTTCATTCATAGGTACTTTGCGGCCACTATAGTAGCCACCATGAATGGATATACGCCCCAAATCATCATCTCAAGCTTTTTGAACTTTTCAGATCCTTCATTAAGACGCTTTTCAATGTTTTCATATCTTACAGCGCACTCTCTTTGATGCGCTTTTATCTCGCTCAAAGCCTCTTGCGCTTCGTCCATTAATCCGACCTCTTAACAAACTTAATTGGGTTAGTCGTAGATCCTTCTTTGGCCTTTCCAATATTCAAAGCAACCATTTCAATCACCGGATAAATGTACTTGCCCATGAATTCGTTGTCCTTCGGGGTAGGCGTTACCGCGCAAATTGCGCTGCTAATTGTAACAAATAGACTGGCGTATATAAGTAAGTCTGCAACAAAACCCATCAATGCGCCTCCATTGGTTCAACTTCTAGTTGTTGCGAATACCAGTTGAAAGCTGCAACGCGAGTGTCTAATTCTTTTTGATTAGCGTTAATTACATTAGTAATTTGGCCAATCTCTTCTCTAAGCTCTTCCATTCTTTGTGTAATTTGTTGCACATTGGGAGGCAGCTCAACTACCTCGGATTCTTCAACTACATCTTGTTGTTGTGGATCTAACTCTTGATCAGTGACGGGTTCCATCATCGCTTATTCTCCATACGTTTAAATTTGCGGCAACCGTCCTTCTTTCTCCTTCACCCTCAAACGGGTACACCATGTGCTGGAGCCAAGACGGGAACATAAGAAGCTTTCCAACCTCTGGTTTGATAACGAAGCTTTGTGGGGGAGCTAATCGCTCTGTATCTAATAAACTGTTGCGTCCGTAGTTGAATGCTAGACAGCCATCCGCATTACCTGATGCGTTATACAGGCTGTACTCCGCGCTTCCCGCTGTGGGCTGATCTAGTATTTGTTGGGGTACTTTTGTCCATGTAGTACAGGAAACCCCCATGATGGTTTTAGTGCCATGATCGTGGATCGGGTTATAATCTCCCTGATAACTATGCACAGACCACAACTCATCGGTTAATACTTCTCTTTTGCCTTTCAATGGGTTACCAGACTGAGCGCAGAACTGCTTGACGTAATCCATTGCCAACCCTTGAATCGTCCAGTTAAAGTCTTTTAGCTCTTCACAATGATGATCCATAGTTAATTGCTGGCCGTGAGCTATCTGCCCGACTAGCGTACCCGCATGACTTTTGCGTTCTTGATCTACCATTAGCTTATCAAGGTAGTCGTTAAGCGTACCTACCATGCTTTCAGATAGCTGTGCCTCCAGCATAAATACCGCTGGCAGCGTATGGAATGTAAAGTGTTGCTCCATTAGCTAGGTATTACAAAATCGTTGTTAGGCACAGGTTCTTTAGGAGGATTAGTAATCACAGAGTCGTATTGACTTTCAAACACCTCATCCCACTTAGCCGTCGGGCAAAGTGCCTCCAGTTCGCTTCTAGTCCACTCACCTTCTGCTTTTGGAGTAAAATGGTTAGTAGTTACGTCACCTATTTTTTCAACAGCATCAAGCCCTATTCTTCTTTCATTAGTGTAATAGTCAGCTTGTCCTTCTGTTCCTTGCTCGTATTTCATAACAAGATTCCAGCGGGTTACTTTACCGTCTTCTGAAGAGGGTGTTGCCTCAATTAAAGTTCTTTTAATTGCCATTTTATGCTCCTTTAAGTTTTTCGACTTCAGCCGAAAGTTCTTGAATTGCTTTTACCAATATTGGAATTAGTGCTGCCTCTCCAATACGTTGTCTTCCATCTTCACCGTCCTCAGACCACATATCGAAACCTTCTTTAAAGTCATATCGATCAATCACTTCTTTTACTTCTTGAGCAATAAATCCATGATTATATTTGCCGTTCATCACACGCTCTTCTGAGTTAGGATTGTGAGCTTTCATTTCTGAAGGAACGTCTTTAGCTTTTTTCCATTGAAAGGTAACAGGTCTAAGCTCGTTAACAAACTCTAAACCAATCTCTTCATCTTTAATGTCTTCTTTAAGGCGTACATCAGAAGGAGCGGTGAAAGTAGTCTGACCATGAACACAAGTGGTATCAGTGCTTCCATTACCAAACGTAAAGTTTGAACCCCCAGCACAAGTCACATCATATCCAAGAACTATGCAGTAAGTGCTATCAGCAGCATTGGTATCTGAATAAGACCCAATTAGTATGTTGTTTGCACCTGTAGTTGTATTAACATTATGCTGACCTGCTTGATAACCGATCATTACATTGTTACTTCCAGTGGTTAGTGTTCCACCAGCACTAGAACCCATCAAATGATTTTGTGCGCCATTAGTTAAAGCATCTCCGGCAGCATATCCAACTATAGTATTAGAATTACCTGTTGTTCCATTAGAATGAGCGTAGTTCCCAATAGCTACTGTTTCTGTACCTGAAGTTACCTCATACGCTGCGTTATAGCCAACCGCAACATTATTATTAGCTGTACAGTCGTAAAGAGCTTGAAGTCCTATGGCAACATTGCTACTAGCACCGGGAGCAACATTCCTAAGTGCGTAATAACCTATCGCAGTATTGTTGCCTCCAGTAGTAAGATTTTCTCCGGCTTTGTAGCCCATAAGTACGGATGCACTTGCAGTGGTTAGACCAATTCCCGCATTAGCACCTATAGCAACATTTAAAGCACCTGTGGTTACTGCTGCTAACGCTTTAAAACCCATACCAGTGTTTTCCGTCCCAGTGGTGCATTGAGCTAAAGAATCTTTTCCGATAGCAACATGGTTCCCGCCAGTAGTTAAAGAGCCGCCAGCATCAGTTCCGATTAATATATTATTCGCTGCGGTTGTTACAGCGTCACCTGCGCTTCTTCCAACAGCTACATTATCACTCCCTTGAGCAACAGCTAGTGCGGATATTCCTACAGCGACATTACCAGCTCCTGTGGAGTTCGTTTGCATAGCCGCTGCACCGACAATCGTATTGTAACTACCAGTAGTTATCCCTGTTCCAGCTAATCTGCCAATAGCTGTATTATTTTCCCCTGTCGTATTAGCATCTAATGCCTCAAATCCAACGGCTGTATTTTCTGAACCAGTGCTATTAACTTTCATAGCAAACTTGCCAACTGCGGTGTTTGAATGCCCTGTACTTGCCTGAAGCGCGTGTGAACCTATTGCAGTGTTTCCATCCGCTGTAGTTGCGGTAGAAAGAGCGTCGTAGCCAATCGCGGTATTGTTATCGCCACTGGTTATAGCATCTAAAGTCGTTGTTCCTACTCCAACATTTTCTGTTCCTGTAGTAATAGCTTTAAGCGATTGAAATCCAATCGCGGTATTGTTTGAGGAAGACGATCCTGTAGATGGCCCTTGTAGAGCATCTTTTCCGTAAGCTGTATTGCCAGCTCCCGTAGTTAAATAGTAACCTGCATTTGAACCAGCAATAGTATTGGAACCTCCAGTAATACTATACCCAGCAGATTGTCCCAAAAAAGTATTGTGGTCGGCTGTAGTCATACTATACCCAGCACTAGAACCAATAGCTGTGTTTGCTCCTCCAGTAGTTGCGCTAGTAAGAGCATCCTTTCCAATACTCGTGTTGATTGAACCAGTGGTGTTGGCCCCTAAAGCACTATGTCCAACTGCTGTGTTACTTGATGCAGTGCTGTTAGCATCTAATGCTTGATATCCAATAGCAACATTTGACGCACCAGTGGTGTTGGCATCCATAGCCTTGTAGCCCATCGCTACATTCTGCGCTCCCGTGGTCGTGGTATCTAATGCGCCACTGCCCACTGCCGTGTTGTAGTCAGCCGTGGTTGCGCTAAGTAACGCCGACCTTCCTAATGCCGTGTTGTGGCTTCCTGTAGAATTAGTTGTAAGCGCACCTTGTCCCACCGCAGTGTTTTGCGCTCCAGTAGTGTTAGCATCTGCTGCACCTGAACCAACTGCTACATTATTAGAAGCCGTTGTCGTTGCTCCTCCAGCCTCATCACCAATAAACGTATTGTCTGATCCGGTGGTCAGCGCATCACCAGCGTTTTCACCAATAGCTACATTGTTTGTACCTGTAGTCAGCCCTGTGCCAAACGCACCTGAACCCAGACCCACGTTGCCTGTGCCGCCTAGTACGTCTAAGACATCTGTAACCGCTGCGCCAGAACCAGCACCATCTGTAGCTACCATGCGGATACCGCCGTTTGGTATGACTACGTTTGCGCCTGTCCCTTGACTTAGCGTGACTGTGTTACCAGCAGAGTTTTGAACTACCCATACGTTAGAAAGAGTGTTTGGAGCTAACGTGACTGTACAAGCCTGTGAGAGAGATCCTGTCAGAGTAAGGGCCAAA